TCGTTGCCAAATGCATCACGTAGTTCATCAACGAAGTTGACGGATAGTTTTCTCTCGAAAGGCATAATAAAAAAAAAATCAATTTGTGTATGTATTAATAATATCAAAAAAATACCCCCTGTGAAGGGGGTGTGTGCCACTAATTTAATTGGTTAGTGTCTTATAAATTTACCTTCCTCAACACCTTCTGAGACTTCTTGTGCTAAGTATGCATGCTGACAGTTTTTGTGCTCCCATGGGAAACATCCGTTAGCAACAAAGTAGTGAAATAGTTTCCTACAATCTTCTCCTAACCTGCTAAAATACACGTTGTGCACCTTGTTTCTTTTAGTAGATAAGTCTTCAACTTTTGATGGAAGACCAACAGAAGCTTGTATGTTAAGGTGCTTATCTATAGGAACGTTTGCAGCCTGACTGAGAAGTGGATTAGTTCTTGAATTCCAGTTTTCCATGTTTACATAATAGTTGTAACCATGATCTACTGAATTTTTCATGACCTCATCAACGTATTCATCAGTTGATCTAGCAACAAAATCAGCGAAAGTCTTATCGTTATGAGATGAATAACGATTAGGTTTTACTGATACGTTCTTTTGACTAACAATCCAACTCATCATCTCTTTTACAATCGTACCTTGTACAGTTGCAGTTAATGAGTTGTTTGCTATGAGTGCAACTTCATTCTCAATCTCAGTTTGAGTTGTTAGTTCGCCCTCAGCAATGCCAAACTTAATGTGCTCTATAACTTCATCTTTGTTGTTTAACTTAGAGTGGAATACTCTTTCGTTGTTAAGAGTTTTGGCAAATCTTTTACGTGCCCATCCATTTTCACACCTGACGTAGACGAACATCCAACCAGGTATTGCTAAGATCGCACAGGCATCATGCCTATGTCCACCAGTGATGATATCACCAGTTTCTATGTCAATGTAAACTGGAGGGCAAGAACTATCAACACCATTCTGTTGAATGTCTTCCTTCAGTAAGTTGACTTGTACATCATTGGTTCCGTATACACGTCCAATGTTGTTTTGTTTTTTAACTGTTTTCCAAAGACCATACTTAGTTTCGATAATCTCGATACCATCTATGGCTTTGTCACTAACAGGGAATGTCCAGACACTAGGGTCGAACAATCTCTCATCGAAGTATTCATTTGCATATTGCGATGGAGCATATGTGCAATTGAATGCCTTCTCTAACGTTTTTGTCATAAGTTTTCTTCCACCCGAAGATGGTCAAATAATAGTGAACTTTATAAGCATAGCATAAAAGAGAATAGTGTCAAGCTATTCTCTCAATGAATGATGTTAGGATCTTTTTGTTCATCTTCTTACCACCTAGAGACTTGACGAATGCTCTCTTGATTTGTGCCTTGGTTGCATCCTCTGCAACTTCAAACTCAGTATCATTGTCAAGTGCCTTAGAGTTTAAAGCATACTGTACAGTGTATGCACTTGATGTGCAGATGAATGATTTAGTCTTCTTCCAGATAGCATCTGCAGCTGCAACCTTCTCCTCATCATAACCTAAGCATCCACGCTTAAATCTGTACCAGTCATTGCCACTTATAAGACGGATGTTCATGAACTCACACTGAGGAAAACGATCACGTAATTGATAGATGAATGTATCTGTCTGATTATACTGATCATTAGTAAACTGGTATACATTACTAGTTTTGCGATCACGTAGGTGGACATTGCTCTTGATGTTTGCTCTGGTGATCATTGTACCTTCCTCACGGTATCTGTTTACTTCTCTACCATAAGGAATAGGATAACCTTCACCATCAGTTAGATTGATAAGATGCATTTTCTGAACACCAGTTCTCTTTTGAAACTCAGGAAGAATGTGGTTCATAGAAATCATCGCTTCATTTAGAGGAGTGCCACCCATGCCTAGTTGACGAGGAAAACCACAACTATCATAACTTCTCATAGCAGATGCTAAACGGAATAAGTTGTGCATTTGTTTTTCATGTTTACGGTTGTTGCAACCACTACTTAGTATGTTGACCATGCTAAAGTTTTTAAGAATAAGTCTATTCTTATGCTCAAACTTTTCTTCGATGTCATACTTTTCTCTTTCGTAAGAATAACTATCTGAGAAAAGATATACATCATAAGCAATACCAACTTTACGACAGAATGTTACTAGAGTAAATAGTTGCTTCATAGTATCTTTGATGATGTTACCCATAGAACCAGACCAGTCAACATTGAAAACTAGACCATGACTTTTACCATCAGGTATAGTAGTTACCTTTCTGAATAGATCTTCATTGTATTTGTATGTGTGAAGTTTAGATGTGTCTAGAACTCCAGTACGACTTACAGTAGCACGTGCATAACCATCTGCAGCTTTCTTCATCTCGAACTCTTTTACAAGATAGTTAACTTCTTTCTGCATAGAGATCTTGAACTTGTTGTACTCAGCATCTGTAGTCTGTAATGCATTGCGGTAATACTTTTGCATTTGTAATTCATAGTCATCACCAACACCTGATGGGTTTTGTATTTTTGAATAGTGCTCATCTAATAATTTGCTGACCTCATCATTACTAATGATAACGTTAGCATTGATAGACTTAGGTAACTCAACATAAACATTCTCCTCACCTTCAAGTCTAACTAACTCACGTAGTGCACTCTCAAGATCATCAGCAGTTCTTACTTGAGGTGTATTAGGCATAGTCTCATTTGCTTCGTTACGACCTGCCTGAGTACCAGTTGTTTCTGTCTGCTCACCTTGACTATGTGTTTGATCATCATAATCTAGACCGTCATCTTCTATTTGATCTTTTGAGTTACCTTCTTGTGATTGCTCATCATCAAATAAAGGATGCTGTCCCTCTGCACCATCACCTTTCTCACTACGACCCTCACTTAGATCTTCAAAAGGATTGTTTCCATCAAGAAGATCTTCTTTCTTCTGTTGCTCTAGTTCTACCTTAGCATGTGCTAGTAATTTTCTAGCAAGTGCAAGTGTATCTTCAAATGTGTCTAGTTGTCTTGCTTCTTCTGTAAATACTTTTTCATCATCACTGAAAGGAACATCAACATAGTTACCAATCTTCCACCATAGATTTAATCTATCTGCAATATTGAACTGAGATATATCTTCACCCTCAATCTTGAAGAAGTCCTCGTCAGAGAGGATCTGATAACCCTTGTAGAAAGTTTTTGAAAGGCCAGCATATCTACGCTTCATGTGCATCTCAATGCGAATGTCCTCAACAACATTGACAAACTGCATTGGAATTTCTTTGATGAAGTCCCACTGGTTAGGAGTATATAATGCATGACCAACCTCGTGTGCAATCAATGCATCTACAACAGCATTCTCTTTGTGTGACCATGTTGGTAGAGTTAGAACTCTAGTATCAACATTAAATTGTGCTGTGCTGACTTGACGATGCTCTACAATCAAGTCTTCTTGAGCAAGTAGTTTAGCAAGTGATTCTTTGACGATGTTCATAGGTCTTTGTGTCTTATACTATACATTGTAATAAGAAACCCTCCGCTTGGGAGGGTTTAGTAGACACTTTTTTAAGTGGCTCCGTCTTGCACGTGCCTGTCGTAATGCTTGTGGTTTGAGGTGACGCTTCTTTTCCTTTTTGGAATGATGCTGCCAGTTGGGGACTTTCATTATTCCTCCTGAGATATAACTGAGAAGTTTTGTTTTCTTTCTACTACTAAAGTAGAAGCAAACTTATCTTGTAAGGCTTCTGTCTTGTGAGATATCACAAACACATTTGTTTTATCAGAAACCGTGTGTAGAATTTTGAGGAAATCATCTGTACCAGATGTATCTAAACTACTATCAAAGATCTCATCTAAGATTAGCAGATTAGTATTAGCACTGTTCTTCATCTTGGCAATAGTTCTCCAAGTAAACAAGAGTGCAAGGTCAATCCTCATCTTCTCACCTTCAGAGAATGATGCATAAGTAAACTCATCTCTGAACCTAGATTTAATAGTCTCCATGAAATTCTCATCGAGTTCAAAAGATACATAAAAATCTAGTTCTTTTAAATACCTATTTATGAGTTGGTTCATAATTGGTAGGTATTTTTTTATTATTGTACTCTTAATTCCAGTGTCACGCAACATAGATGTGACGGTATCATAGTTGTCACGTGTTCTCTTAGCGTCAAGTAGGGATTCCTCTACCTTCATTCCATCTGATGCTAGAGTTTTTAATTTCTTTTTCTCTCTTGTAATGTTGCTAGTGTTTCCAGATGATATCTTATCTTCTATCTTTTTAATTTCTTTTTTCTTCCATTGTATTTCTTTATTGCACTCACTAATTTTTTGTTGTGCTGTCAAGAGGTCAGACATAAGAACTTGTTTCTCTGATACTTGTTCTAATATCTTTTTTAATTTATCTTGCAACTGTTCTGTTGCTTTATCAATCTCATCTAACTGTGTACTGAGCTCAACCTTCTTAGCACTTCTAAGATTTGCTGTGATGGTCTGTTCACAGGTAGGACAACGATCATTCTTATCAAAAAATTTATACTCTTTCTTAAATGCTTTTTGTTTATCCTTAAATCTTGATTCGTATATACGTAACTGATTTAACTCTGCGTCAACATCACCATACTCGTCTAACCGTTTCTCATATAACTTAGACATGGTGAGATCATCGTCTACATCTTTTGTAATGCATGATATCTCATCTTCTAAACTTGAGATCTCTTCTTTACGTCTAGCATTATTTGCAGAGGATTGTTCTTGAAGATCAGCAATAAATCTTTGTTGCAACTCTACTTTTTGTTTTGCCAGTTCGTAATTATATTCACAATCTCTAATGTTCTCTTTGACAGTTTTAAATCTTTCTTTGAGTATAGCATTCATTGTAGAGAAGATACGAATATCCAAAAGATCTTCAATAACTTCTCTACGGTTTGGGGGGTTAAGTTGCATGAAGGGAACAAAGCTTGATGATCCTAAGATCACCACCTGAGTAAATGATTTATAATTCAACCTCAGTATACTTTGCTCCAGATGTTTCTGTTGCTCGTTTATCGCTGCTTCTTGGGAAAGCATGTTACCATTAAGATAGATCTCAAAGATCGTAGGTTTGAAACCACGTCTTATCATATAGTCACGAGAACCAATACTAAATTCTATCTCAACAAGCAAATCCCTTTCGTTAACTGCATTCACAAGTTGTGCTTTAGTTATCTTACGAAAAGGTTTATTGAACAAACCAAAACAAATAGCATCCAAGAATGTGGATTTACCTGCTCCATTTGTACCAATAATCAGAGTGGCAGGACTTGCATCAAGTCTTATCTCACTAAAAACATTACCAGTAGATAGAAAGTTCTTCCATCTAACAGACTTAAAAAGAATCATTCGACAAAAATTAATCCCTAGGCGGTACTACTATATCATCAGGAGTGACAACATAATATTCATGACCGTGTGCAACGCAAGTTTGTATAATCTCTCGATCACTTACCTCTACCACTGACATCTCTGGAAAATCTTCAGCTTCCAGAAGTCCAGCATAGCGTACTGCGTCGTCTTTGTCAAGGAACATGTATACTAATGGTTTATTCTTATCTGTATTAACAGCGTAAGCCCCTTCGTTTTCTTTACCATGTATTGCTAAAATATACATTAGACTAACTCCAGTGCTTCGACGTATAAAGATTTGAGAATAGATTTAAGTGCAGGTTTATCAGAATGATTTAAGTCATCAACATATCTTTCAAGGATAGTAAGTGTATCTTCTTTTTCAATATCAATCTCTTCATTAAGATCCTGTTCAAATGATGGATCCTCTATAACTTTGATCTCATGTACACCTGCAGCATACAATTGACTAATAAAGAATTCAAATTTATCAGGATCAGTTTTTTTCTCTACAATAATCTTTATAAAATTACTAGTAAAGTCAGCATAATTAAACTTACTACTATTTAACTGATCTTCATTGTAGTAAATCTTAGAATATATCTCATAAGGGTTCGGTATAAACTCCAATTCTTTAGTTTCAGTATCAAATATATGGAAACCACGTTTACAATTATAGTCATTCCAATAGATCTGATATGGATTACCTAGGTATGTGATGTTTTCTCTGGTGCTTCTTTGATGATAGTGACCTGAGAATACTTTCTCAAACTTTCTATAAGGAGAAGTAGCAGCACCATGATCCATGATGTATCCTCTATGTGCTTCAAAACCATTGAGTTCTAGATGACCCATTGCAACAGTAGACTTGGTTTTCTCAATAAGATCATAAGTCTCATCATGGTTCTCTGAGTTTATCCAAGGTATGAATAGAATAGGTAGTCCTCCTATCTCTACTTCGGTTGCTTTAGAATATATTTCTACATTATCATACTCACCAACTGTAGTAACGAGAGTGTTTACTAAATTAGTATCTTTAAAATATGCAGTATGATTTCCCACAAGAGAATGAACTTGCACTCCCATGTTTTTTAGTACATCAAAATAATTATGTGTTGCCCATTGTGCAGCCCAGATGTCTAAATTTCTACGGTTGTCAAATGTATCTCCTAAATCAAGAACTGTTTTGATGCCACGTTTTTTTAGAGTAGGAAAGAATACATTTCTATAAAACTTCTTAAAGAAGTCATGAAATATTCTACTAGACTTTCTTGCACCAAAATGTTGATCAGTTATTATTGCTACCTTCACTTCAGTTGTTGCTCCAAGAAGTAAAAGTATTCGTCATTAGCATTGATCGGAATGGTATACATTCCTTTGTGTTCACGCTCAATTTCAATTATAGTTCCGAACTGTCCTCTCACATTATAACCTAAATCCTTGAATAGGTCAACTGCCCTCACTACTATATCCCTATGTTTATCCATTAGGTTTTCATCTTTCAGTATTTTAATGTATGCTAGACAACTTAGGATGCCAGGCAAACTGAAACTATATGTAAACCCATGCTCCCAATCAAATTCTCTAGGCAATGCTTCATGTATCTTATCATTGTATAGTGTGATACTCAATGGGAAGTAACCTCCTGTGATTGCCTTACCCATAGTAAAGATGTCAGGTGCAACTGGCAACCTCTTCCAACCTACAAATGTACCAGTCTTTCCTCCTCCTGTAAAAATATCATCTATGATTACTAGAACTCCTCTGTTCTGTATATCGTTTATCTTATCCCAAAACTCTTCCGTATGTGGTCTGATACCATTTGCGTAAGGACAAGTTTCAACCACTACACACATAACATCATCCCAGTTATGGTTGTCTACAACAAACTCTATTGGTAATCTCATTATATTTTCACATGGACTCATGGTGTAAAAAGGATCATTGAATAAACCATCACCCATGCTCTGAGTTAGTAGAGTTGATCCATGGTAACTATCTCTGAATACTACTATCTTATTACGTTGAGTACTTCCTACCTCTTTTTGATATGCACTAGCAAGTTTAACTGCTCCTTCTACTGCATCACTACCACTCAATGCAAAGATACTTCTATACTTAACTGGGATTTTTCTACCATCACCACAATCTCTACAGGTAGTAGTCGTTGATGTAATAGCTCTGAGTGTCTTTGCTAGTTTGAATGTACAGTTGTTTAACTTGAGAGGTTGAGCATCAAAAAAGTTCTCACCTATCTCTGGTTTGATGCACATATTATTATGAACATATCTCATGATCTCCATCTCACCATACCCCAATGTATAGCAACCGAAGTTCAACATAGGGTCTATGTACTTCTTACCATCTAGCGTCATTCTGCCATATGTCCAACCATACTCTTGGTTGCCCACGTTTTTTTGTTTGCCTGATATTAATCCTAGATATTTCATTCTCTTATAAAAGGTTGTTGTGGTCCTGTAATGTTTTTCAAAAAGAAATTAAGTGTCAACCTATCAGTTTTACTTCCAAAGGTCTGAGCTGCATGTTGTGTATTACCATCGAATAGTATCATTCTGTTGTATACATTATTAATTCTAGCACTCTCCTCATACTGTCCATTTACTTTATTAAATGCATGCTCATATATTTCATCAGGTACATTCTGACCCATGTATAATGCTTCTTTTACATCTGTGTCTACTGCTTCTTGAAAAAAGTATCCATTTTTTATTGTGTATATTGACGTACCAGTATCTTTCTGTGGATGTTTATTGAGATAGATCAATCCACCATAGAGACATCCACAATCATTATGTACCCACCCTTGGTTCTTGGGATGATACTGATCCTCATGAAGAGGTTTGATAATCTGGAATGTCATATCCATCTCCCAGTAGTCAGGAATTCTTTCGTAATGCCATTGAAATAATCTTCTGCATACCCAGTTGAATAAAGGACTATTGAATGTATTAATATTCTGAGTTCTTTTGCCTGGCCACCTACCATCAGTTGTATTAGTATACTCTGCTTCGTATGCAAGTTCTACAATTTTGTCTGGATCTGGAAAAAAATTATCTAGAATAGTAACTGGGTACATCATATAGATTTAAGGATTGGTGGTAATTGTCCTGTCATTTCTCTACCAAAGAAGTTGAGAGTTATGCGTTCTTGTTTGTGCCCATAAGTTTCAACACCATGGTGAGCATAGGCTGGAAATAATACAAACCTATTGTATACATTCTCTATCTTAACAGTCTCTATGTACTGGTCATACATAATATCCCATGCTTTATTATATTCGTCAAGGTCTAGTTCCTCATCCTTGTATAATGTTTCTTTTTGTTTTAACTCACTAGGAGTCTGTCTAGTAAAACCATACTTGGGTCTATAGATCGTCGTTCCTGTATGTGGTTCTGGGTTCTTGTTCAAGTAAACTATACCACCAAACCACGTGTCAAGATCTTGATGTATCCATCCACGGTTTCTTTTATCCCATTGTTCATCTGCTAGAGGTTTGATGAACTGAAACTGAGTTTGCATATTATAATACTCAGGTATCTCATCAGAGAAAATTTTGTAGATACGATTACAAAAGTATTCAAACAACCTCTTATTTGAGATGTGCAACATCTTAGTTCTAGAACCTGGCCAGTTGCCAGGACTATTATAGGTCTTTAGTTTTTTTGCGTTTTCTACTATCTGATCAGGATCTTCAAAGAAGTCATCTATTATAGTAAGTGGATAGGTCACTTAATTTTTATTTCCACGTTTTCTTTTATTGTATTATAGTCTGAGTGACCTGTTTTGTCATCCGTATGGAAGACTTGATCGTATCCAGACTTAGTTAGTATTTTATTCTTTATCTCTAACTGGCGTTTCTCTTTCTGTATTCTTCTCAGGAAAGCATAGTAAATGATCTGAGTGAAGTATGCAAACGGGTTCTTGGATTTTTCTGGGTTGAAGTTTTCTATGTACTGCACACAGTTCTCTATGCCATCACATATCATATCCTCTCGGAACATGTAGTTGACAAAGTTTGGTTTGTATGATAGGTGTGTAGCAATCTTTAAAAAACATTCACCAATATAATTACTGATTGGTGGTCTTGGTTCATCCGCTTCTTTTGCCTTAGCACATTGTGCTTTGAAGATGATAAGTGCTTCCAAGAATTCTTTATTGTTTACATAATGCTCACTCTGTACCCTTTTTCTAACGGCCATATCGGTCTCTCTTTGTATATATTTTATACAATTTTTATTGAAAAGTCAAGGGGGGCTTGACAAGACACTCAAAAGTGTGTACACTACGAGTGTGCGAGTTCAAGGGACATTTATATATCAAATATCTTCTCTAAGTTTATTCTAGCTTCATCTACGGTAGATAACCTTCCAGAACCATTTACAGTATCAGCATTTAATCTTCTTAAAGACATTGCATAGAAGATCTGAACATCAGTATCTACTTCTACAACAGTTATGATCTTGTCCTTAGGAATAAGAAATTCTTCCTCGCGTGAAAATTTCATCCACGGTTGTACCTTTGCACCTGCCTTGTTACCTTGTAGCATCACCTCTTCTACTTGAACAGGATTGTCTACAATTAGATAGTCGCCATTCTCATCACGAACATACTCCACCATTGCAAGTATCTCTTCACCGCTTACTAATTTTAGGGCGGCTAGAAACTCTGGTTTGTCAGGTATGTTATTTGTTTTTGATTCTGACATCTATAAACTCGTAGTTAAAGTTTTCTTCATTGTATATTTTAACACGTTCTATCAAGTGGTTCAATGTGTAATTGTTCCTAGAACCTCTTGATGTATCATCAGCGATGTCATATAAGACTGCCTTTGTTTTGTGATCCCCTTTTCTTAAGACCCTACCGATCGACTGGAGGTTCCTGATTTTCGATTTTGAAGGCGATGCAAAGACAACGTTATGTAAATTCCGAATATTAATACCAGTGCTAAAAGTCCCATAGGATGCAACTATAATACTATCATGAGTAGTTTCAGCGATTCGTCTTGCTTCCTCTCTGTCCTCGGTATCGACCCCTCCGTGTACTAAAAAGACTTGACGATCCTTACCTACCTTATTATTTATCAATTCAAAAAGGGGCATGCCATGCCGTTCAACGTAGTTGAACAAGACGAGAGTGTTACCAGACAGGTCACAAACTAGGTTACGTATGAACCTATTCCTCATTTCATGCTCTACGAGGTAGTCCATCTCCTCCTGATAGGTATCAAAAACTTGTTTGTCATGTTTGAGTACAAGGACTTTGATCTCAAATTCAGAAAGGTGGCCTTCTTTAATTAGTTTTTCAGTCTTAGTTACCTTGTCTACAGTCCCAAAGACCCCTTCGAGAACAAGGCGGTTGGTTTGTGTACCATCCAAAGTGCCTGTAAACCCTACGCGATATTTGCAATCGTAGAGTTTATTCATAATACTGGTAAGAGACTTTGCTTTGAATAGGTGTGCTTCATCTCCTATGACTGCACCAAACTGTTCAAAGTATACCTTAGGTAGTTTATACACTGACTGCCATGTGGTAATGATTACATCCTTGTTGGATTTAGTATCAGCACCTGCATATATCTTGTGGCAATGCTTCTTTGCATTCCATCCATAGTCCTCAAAGTCCTTATACATCTGCTCTACCAGAGATGTAGTAGGAACTACTATGAGTGTTTTTAAATTCTTAAGCTCCCAGAAACGTGTGAGAGCATATATCATGAGTGACTTACCAGAACCTGTAGGTGACAGTAAGAGTTTACGCTTGTTGCGTAATGCTTCGTAGATACCTTTGTACTGATAGTCTCTAACTTTATGAGGTAACTGCAGTGATTTGATCCAGTCTCCTAGTCCTTGGGGTGTAACGAACTCATCCACTTCTGATGGAAGTCCGTAAAATTCGTTGTCCCTATGGATAACTTCATACCCTCTTTGCTCGCAAAACGCAATAATATAAGGGAGAAGACCAACATAAATCTCGCCTGTACCTGGGGAGAATAGTTTAATTTTTCCATCCCAATACCTTTTCTTGTACGCTGACATGAACTTGGCTTGTGGCACTTCAAAAGTGAACTCGTCTGCTAACTCATGCTGAACATGAGGTTCAGCTTGAACAGTTAGGTATACTTCGTTCTTCTTTTGAATGATGACATTAGATTTCATAACCCTTCAAAAATTTGGCGAACTCAATCGCATTCTTAATATAGAATGATCGGTTATTAATTGCCTGTAGTATGGCTTTTAATGCATCAACCATCTGGTTATAGTACTTCAGTTTAAGGACGGACTTAGCGTATACTTCATCAGCTTCCAGATATGTTGGCACATCTGTCTTGATGAGTTTAAGTGGAAATGGTTTCTCCGCTTTACCAGTATAGTACTCCCACCTATCTCTATAGGTGCGTTTGACTTCAAACTCCTGTTGATCCCTTAAGGTATTAAAGGTGTTGTAAAGTCTTAAGTATTTAGCGTGTAATTTTGGGATTGCTAGTGAGTCATGATCTAATTTTTCATCGTTTAGTTGTGAGTCTTGCTCCCACATTTCATTCAATTTGTCTAGGTTCATACTTTGTTTCCGTCTTTATCCGTTATCTCGTAGAGGGTATATTTAAAATTAACTTCTGCAGTAAAGTAATTAATATCTGTTGCTGATGCATCAAACTCTAGTGTGGTTAGACTTGATGGGAATATATTGAAGAAGTTAACAGCAGATATTGTATTGTAGTTACTGTTAAGGATGAGTAGTCTTGCATCACTCATTGTCTTTTCAAATTCATTTGGCCTACCCTTCTCATCTACAGTTGCAATGTATTGTGCAAACTCTTTTTGATGTTGTGGGTTGGTCAAACCTTTCAACCACCTGTATATCTCATAGTAGTTGTCTAAGTCTTCATTAACTAAGAACCTTAGGTTAAGATCACCAAAGGTCATCTTATCGCCAGGAATAACATAGTCTTTGACTGGTGTTTGTATGTCCCTTACACCAATACTTACCTCAGGTATAGACGCAGACTGACAAAAATAATCCACGTTTGGTGTTCTACCAATAACGAACTTAAAACCTACAGGAGATAAGAAGTTTTTATTAGTGGGACTGAATAGTGTCTGCTCGTATGCCATTAGTTCATGCAGGTCTCCGTATTATTTATCCTAACCAAAAAACATCAGGATCGCGAATTTTGTCATAGATGTTAAACCTGAAGTCTCTGAAGTCTGGTTTCTGTGTTTCGTTATGTGCAGCATCTATCCACGTCAACTCAGCATTCTTACCTCTGGTGCTCTGCCCTTCTACATCATCAATGTTATATTCACCAACATAGTTCTCACCCACTGTACTAGGTTTGACACCGTTCTGCCAGTGCTGTACTGACATGAATATAGATCTACCATCACCCATAAATGCACCATGTATATCATCATGGTACACCTTGAGTGTAAAAAAATCGGATCGCATCTTACAGATCTTCTCCTGTTCAGGATGACTGTCTATCCAATAACCACCATGACTAAAACTTATCTTACCACGTATGTACACTTCATATGAATCAATGTCAGGATGCCTATGCTCAGGTATGATTGCATGTGGCGGCCAGTTCAGGCACTCGACTTGATACTGCCCTTCTTTATACATAACCTTCCTATGGAAGTTAGGTACACCAAAAAAATTTCTATTCCAACCTTCTGGTTTAATTATATCGCGAGGATTAAACGTAGTCAAATACTCATCGACAAACTCTGTGATGGCATCCATGCATAAAAAAAGAGGTCTAATTATTTAGACCCCCATTAAGATAAGTTTTCAGTGCATTGTTCTAATCGAATACGTTTTTACACATGGTCTTGCAAGTTGCTGGTAAGTCTGCACATTCTATTAGGCAATCAAAGTAATCGTCGATCTTTTGTAGTTCGCTATCGTAAGCTGCAGATTGTAGATTTTTGTCGGTCATATTCCAACTGCCTAGTTGATTTTGACTTATTAAATTATGCATACTTGGCTCCTATTTAACACCATAATGTAGAGGGTTTGGTTTCATTTTTCTTCCTCCAATCCTACTATTATGTAGGCGAATCAACACTGTATTTTATGCTACAAAGTTACAAAAAGAAATGCCTACTAGTTTATACCTAGACAAAAAAAGAGACCCCTTAGGGTCTCTTGTAGGTGTATGTAACACGATATTACATAAGGTTAGCAACTCTAACTCTTCTGTAGTATGCGTTGCTGTTAAGGTTACCAGCAGCTTGTGGATCTGAATCAGATAAAGCAGCAAGTCCTTTAGCGAATGGGTTAAGAACCATTCCGTAACGAGTTTTAAACCCGATACGTGGCTGGAATGAATCCTGTCCAATCGCTCTGTACATTTGTAGCGGAACGTAAGGACAATAGAATAATCCTGCGTCGTATGCATTAGAACCTTTGTATCCAACAACGTAGTACTGATCAGAACTTACGTTAGCTGAATATGGGTCGATGTATACTCTGTAACGGCCGTTGAGTGTTCCAACGAAAGTATTACCAGTGTCATCAATCTCTCCAAGAGAGTTTGTAGCACCACCGATACCTGAATCGTAATCTAGAGTTCCACTCATAGCAAGTGCGGATGCAACGTCAGCAGATGTGACGATGATGTTACCCTTCCCTCTACGAGTTTCCTGTGCGATTGCGTTGGCATCTCTTTCGATTTGGAATAATAGTCCTTTGAATTTCTCAACTGACCATCTACCATTACTGTCTACGTCTAAGTCAAACACACCTTGGTTGGCAACGTTTGCTTGAGCACCTGGTTTTGCACCTCTGTATACAGTTCTAACTACCTCACGGTTGATTTCAGCAAGTATCTCTGTTGAGAGAATGTTTGCCAACTCAGACTCTGCATCTAATCCGTGGATAGCTTTCAAGTCTTGAGCAAGTTCAACTGAGTAGTCTGCTCTTAGAGCACGACCTTTAGCTTCAACAGCAATTCTGTCGATGCTGAATGCCATCTCCATGAACGCATTGTTAGCGTTACCATCACCTAAAGATTCTAAGTTAGTTGTAGTAAACTTACTTGAAGCAAGGTCATAGTTACCTTCAGTTGTACCACCACCAGTAGCATCGTTGATTAAACCTGGGTTTTTCTCAGTTGTTGCTGTTGGAGGAGTACCACCTTTAGTTCCAGAGAACTGTGCATCTGG